CAGGTTCCATTGCTTTTAATCCGTTAACTGGTTGTTGTCTCATCATACCGCCTGCGGCTGCATATGTAGGAGTTAAATTTTGTATTCGTCTTTCCTCTGGTGGTCTTTCAAATTGTCCACCATAGAATTTATCTACTGCACTCATATATTCACTTGCATCAGGAACGTTTGCTTTATCTCTATCTTCTTTTGCTGCTAAATAAGATAAGTAAGCAGGTAAGCCTGTTGCTATTGCTTGCATACCAAAAGAAGGTTTTGGATTTTCGTCTGTGCCTCTTTGAGAAAAAATAGTATCAATAAATCCTCCTGGTTTACGAGTATCCATTTTATTCATTAGATTCTGCATTAATTGAGTTCCTCCTCTTCCTGCTCCTCCTCCTTTGCCTGTAATAACTTTAAACTCTTCAGGAGACATACGACCACCTGTCATTCTATCTATCATGCTTATATTGTCCGCACCTTTGTATCCTGCTATGCCAGACATACCCGCTTTAATTAAAGCATCTTGTACTTTGTCGCCTGATAATAATGATGCGATACCTGAGCCAAACATTGCTCCAGGCGCTCCAAACATGGAACCGCCAATAATAGGTGCTGCTATCTGCAGACCTTTTTCTAATATTCCTCGTAAACCTTTAAGCATAATCTCCTAATAACCTGCAATTTATGTGATTGTCGTATGCAAGGAGGCCGCCCTTGGATAAATAAGCCTATTTAATTATATATTTATAGGCAAATAATTGCTATATGACAATAGATATTTGCAAGTAGAAAGGAAAAGCATGGCTAAGAAGAAACAACAAACTGAACAAGTCTTAAAGTTTGACACTATTAGACCTTTTGGTCCAACAATAATGAGAGGCAAGATGCCTGACTTTATTACTGAAATGCTAGATAAAAAAGCAACAGAAATGTTAACAGATGAAAAATTATCAAAAGAGTTTGATCATTCAGGTAACTTAGCAGGTAATGTTAAACAAGAAGTGCGTTATCCTCAAGACTGGATGAACACAGAGGAGTTTATGCCAATGGTTCAATTAATTGGTGAGATGGTTAAAAACTATATTTCTATACCACCAGCAAGTGAAACAATTAAACCAGAGTTTGTTGGTAAGATGGTTATCGAATCTATGTGGGCCGTGAGCCAATGGTCAGGAGACTTTAATCCTTTTCATATACATGAGGGTCAACTGTCTGGTGTTTGTTACTTACGAGTGCCACCAAGTCTACCTGATGAGTATGCGAAAGAAGATCACTATCCAACTGTAGGTGATATATGTTGGTTCAATGGTCAAGCGGCGACGTTCAGTGGACATAAGCATCAAGAATCTCCAAAGGTTGGTGATATATTTCTGTTTCCAAATTGGTTAGCACACGGCGTGTATCCGTTTAGAACACCAAATGAAGAGAGAAGATCGGTATCTTTTAACTTACATTTGATTAAAAAAGACGAGCCACAGCCTTTAGAAAACTAATGCAACATCATAAAGAGACAAAGTTTGTCATGTACGTTGATGATTTTTTAGATGAAGCTACGTTAAAGTCACTTCAAGATACAGTTACAAAGCTTGAATATCAGGAAGTAAAAAATCCAGAGGGTCAACTATATGGTATGCGACATACTTTTAACAAAAGTATTCACAGTGATCCTTTAGTTAATTTAATTAAACAATATTTCTTTCCACATAGAAATCTTGAACCAATATCCGTAAGTGCACATTTACGAGAGAATAACAAAGAACCTTTGTTTCATACTGATGATGATAAAAATAATGTTGCTAACTTTCTTTTATTTGTAAAGGGAGAACCTTTACTTAATAATGGTACAGGTTTTTTACATAATGAAAAGTTATCATCACATATAGGTTTTGTAGAGAACAGAGCTTTGTTTTTTAACGGCTTAAAAATACCACACTCAGATTTACAATCGTTTGGAGATAGCTCGAATAGATATACTCTTAATATTTTTTACAGAGAAGTAACGAAAAAAGATGGCGCTTTTTGATATAAATAAAACACCTATGGTTCGTGTGACGTGGTTAGATGCTCGTGATACAGAGACAGGTTGGCTTGATATAAAAGAAGTTATGGATGCTCCGTTGGCCGTGTGCAAAGAAGTAGGGTGGATGATTCATAATAGTAAAGAAAAAATAATTATTATGAGATCTTACAGCAAAGACAAAGAAGACGTGTCTGGAGGAGGTGCAATAGCAATACCTAAAGGTTGGATAAAAAAGATAGAATATTTAACAGTGAGTTACAGTGAAAAATAAAAAAAGTATTTATGTTCAAGATAATTTTTTTAATGAAGAAATATTTAAAACAATGCAAAAAGAAATTATTTCATTAGAGTTTAGATCTAGATACAATGATATTTCTAAAGGAGAAAATAATTATGGAGATCATCAAAGAACTTATCATCATGTAGAATTGCATTCTGATGCTAAAATTGTTTTAGAGGTTAAAAAAAATATAAAAAAATATTTTAACTATACTGTAAAAAAAATAAAATCTAATTACTTTTTAAGTTTTCCTAATACGCCTGCTATTCCTCATGAAGATGATAGTGAATACAATTGTTTAATTTATATTGTAGGTGATAAATTAATTAATAATGGTACTGGATTTTACGAAAAATTAAATAATAAATATCATCTTAATACACATATAGGTTTTAAAGAAAACAGAGCAATTTTTTTTAACTCTAAAATTGGTCACAGTTCTTTACAATTTGCAGGAAACTCTACACCAAGATATGTAATGGCTAATTTTTGTTATGACTAATAAAATATTTATAGGTACACCTTGTTATGGTAATATGATTACCGCAGATTATTTTAAAAGTTGTTTACAGCTTACAGCTTTAGCAGCTACTAAAAAAGTAGAGTTACAATTTGGTACAATCGGTAACGAGTCTTTAGTAACAAGAGCTCGTAACACATTGGTGCAGTTGTTTATGGATGACAAACAATATACTCATCTTTTATTTATTGATGCTGATATAGCTTTTAACCCTGAATCAATATTTCGTATGTTAGATTTAGATGAAGATGTGGTAACGGGAGTATATCCACGAAAGGTGATTGATTGGACAAAAGCTATTAGAAGAGTAAAAGAAAACCCAAAAATTAAAGAAGATGAATTACACGCAGCATCTTTGCAATATAATTTAAACGTTAAAAATCCAAAAAAAGTAATAGTAAAAAAAGGATTTATTGAGGTTTTAGATGGTGCTACAGGTTTTATGTTAATCAAAAGAAACGTTTTTAAAAAAATGGCATTGGCATATCCTCATCTTAGATTTAAATCAGATCAACATTTAGGAGATCCTCATGATAAAACATTTGGATATCACGACACATCTGATTGGAACTATGCATTTTTTGACACTATGATAGAGCCTGATACCAAAAGATATTTATCCGAAGACTATGCTTTTTGTCGTTTATGGCAAAAAATAGGTGGTAAAATATACGCTGATATTGTTAGCGGTATGACACACATGGGTAACTACTCATTTAAAGGCAACGTAAGTACACAATTTAAAGAGGCAAAATGAAAAAATATTATATTATGAATAACGTCATCGACAAAGCAGAAAATTTTAAAATTTATAACAACTTAATAAATACAGCTATGTGGAGTTTAAATAGATTCTCCATTGCTACAGATAATTTAGAATCCTCAATCAACAATTTTCCAGGTATGGTTGTTGAACAAGAGGGTCAAAGTTACAATCCTTATTTATCAGGTTATTTTCATTCTTTAACAAGCACTGTAAAAAATGTATTTCAAAATCAATACAATTTTAGTTTGCCAAATAATATCTACAGAATTCATTTGGGTGCAAAAAATGACAAAACTGAAACTCTTTTTCACTCTGATGTAGAGGAAAGTGGATCTTGGACAATTTTAGGATTTTTAACACCTGTTTGGAAAGCAGAATATGGGGGACAAATCAATATAGAGGGTGAGGAAATAGAGTATATTCCTGGGAGATTTATTGTTTTTAAATCTAATATTTTACACAATGGCGGGTTTGTAGCCAATAATAATTTAGACTATTGGAGAATAAGTCTAAATATAATTTTAAAATAAGGTTTACTCTTTAATTTTCGTTAAATTTGTTTAAAATAATACAACATGAAATTAGTTGATTTAAAATTCCAACCAGGCATTGATAAACAAGATACCGCTTACTCAGCAGGGGATCAACGTAAGTATGTTGACTCAAATCTCGTGCGTTTTCACTACGGAAAACCTGAAAGATGGAATGGTTGGTCATATTTACCAGATCCTAATAAAACTGTCGTGGGCGTGGTCCGTGATACGCATAGCTGGATTGGTTTAGACGGAACCAGATACCTTGCTTTAGGTACAGACAGAAAACTATATTTATACTCAGGTAGTGCCCTTTATGACATTACACCAATCAGAGAAACAGCAGCTTTAACAAATCCATTTACGACAAACGGTACAACAACAGTCACTGTCACTGACGCAAGTCATGGAGCTATTGAAGGAGACTTTGTCACTTTTGATTCTTTCTCTGCAATAGATGGTTTAGACATGAACAACGAGTTTGAAGTTACAACTTATGTTGACGCTAACACATACAAAGTAACACACACTGACACAGCCTCTGGTTCTACATCAGGTGGAGGTGGATCAGGTAATGCTAATTATCAAATTAATATTGGAGAGACTGCATCAACTTATGGTTATGGATGGGGCACTGATACTTGGAGTGCTGGCAAATGGAATGAACCAAGCACCTCTTCAGATGTTACTGTTTTTGCTCGTAGTTGGTCTTTAGATAATTTTGGTGAAGATTTAATTGCTACAGTCTTAAACGGTAGTACATTTATAAAAGATATATCTGGTTCAATAGACGCAAGAGCAACTGCTTTATCAAACGCTCCTACAGCGTCAAGATTTAGTTTAGTATCTACTGACACAAGACACTTAATGATTTTTGGTACAGAAACGACTATTGGCACACCAGCATCTCAAGATGATTTACTGTTTAGATTTTCTGATCGAGAAGATGCTACAGATTATACACCAGTAGCAACAAACGAAGCTGGTTCACTACGTATATCCGATGGTTCTAGAATAGTAGGTGCTGTTAAATCATCAGGTCAAATACTTGTTTGGACAGATACATCTTTGCACGGTATTCAATTTGTTGGTACACCTTTTACTTTTGGTTTGAGACAACTCGGCGCAAACTGTGGATTAATATCACAGCATGCAGCAGTAGAAATAAATGGTAGAGCGTACTGGATGTCTGATAATTCTTTTTACATGTATGATGGTGTTGTTAAAAAAATGCCATGTTCTGTGCAAGATTATGTATTTGATGATCTTAGTTACACAAACAGAAATGATATTGCTTGTGGTATTAACACAGCTTTTAATGAAATAATTTGGTACTATCCTTCAACAAATGCTACGGCAATAGATAGAGGCGTTGCTTATAATTATTTAGAAGGAACTTGGTACACTGTTAATATTGGTAGAACAACTTGGCTCGGTGCTTATGTATTTGAAAATCCCATTGCCACAGAATACGATGCTTCCGTAACAGCAAATGTATCAACTATATTAGGTTTAACGGCAGGAGCTTCTTATCTTTACGCACATGAATCAGGTAATAATCAAGCAGACGGTACAGCTTTACCTGCTTTTTTAACAACTGGATCTGTTGAGATTGCCGATGGTGATGAACTTATGTCGGTTAGTAGATTAGTTCCAGACTTTGATAATTTAACTAATACAATGACAGCTACTTTAACACTAGAACAGTATCCACAATCTGCAGCTAATGTAACGACAACAGGCACTATTACTGGCACCACAGAGAAAATTGATGTAAGAGGTAGAGGTAGAGCAGTAAAAATTAAATATGAAACTAATACAGTTAATGACACAGCTTGGAGACTTGGATCGACAAAACTACAACTTAGACCAGACGGAAGAAGATAATGGCTAGAATAACAATTACTCGATTACCAAATGCAACACCAGAATATGATGCTAATCAGTTTGATCAAATGGTTCAATTATTAGATCAAATTATTCTTTTACTTAACACTAACTACCAACAAGATTTAAAAGAACAATCACAGTCGGAGGCTTTTTTCCTTGGCTAATACTTTTAAAAGCGCAATGGTAGATGTTACCTCTACAGATTTAACAACCATTATAACAGTTCCTACGGCTGATGCTGGTGCAACGCCACCTGTTCCGCCTACTACGGATGTAGTAAAATCTCTTTTAATTTGCAATGACTCTGGTAACACAACTTTAGTTGATGTTGAAGTTGTCCGAGGTGCTGCAACCTTTGAAGTATTCAAAGCAAAGAGTGTTGCTACAAACA